CGCCGCCGCCACCGCCAGAACCGTAACCACCTCCACCTCCACCCGCTACAACGAGGTAGTCAACGCTGACCGCACCAGCCGGTGCAGTCCACTTCTGCGTGGACTTGAAGGTAAAGACCGAGGCAGAGCCGATGTTGTATTTGAGGATGACTATGCCGCAGCCGCCGGAACCGCCTGCTTGCGTAGTTGAAGCAGCCGCAGACGCTCCACCGCCGCCACCACCAGTATTTGCGGTTCCCGCAGTACCCGCAGCATTGCTACCACCTGCACCGCCGCCACCTGTTCCACCTGACGCGCCGGGAATTGCCGGAGAACCATTTGCCCATCCACCGCCGCCGCCGCCGCCAGCATACGTTACAGAACCGCCGCTAATCGTAGATGCAGTTCCATTTCCACCTGCACCACAAGTTGATGAAGTGGCATTACTGCCTGTTGCGCCTGCGCCGCCACCACCAGAAGAACCTGTTGGCTCTGTTCCTAGTGGATTTCCACCTGCATTGCCTTGTGATGGCGACGTAGAAGGTGTGTTTCCAGCGCCACCTGTGCCGCCAAACCGTGCGCCACCGCCAGACCCGCCTGCCGCACCAGAACTAGTCCCAAAAGTACCGCCTGCGCCGCCGCCAGCAGACGTAATAGTGCTAAAGGTTGAATCGTTACCGTTTGATTGGCGAGTATTGCTTGCCGCCCCTGTTCCACCTGCGCCAATCGTGATGGTGTAATCGGTGCCAGCGGTAACGGACAAGCCTGTACCAGTTCTAAATCCGCCAGCGCCGCCACCACCACCGCCGTAATAACCGGGATTTGGCGATCCTACTCCGCCGCCGGGACCACCACCCGCAACGACAAGATACTCAACCTCGCTGACGCCGGTCGGGCAAGTCCATGTGCCGGTAGAGGTGAACGTGGCTACGACAGACTGTACGGGTACGGTGTACTTGAGGATGACGATGCCAGAGCCGCCTGCTGCGCCAGCCACCGATGGCCCGTTATAGGCACCACCACCGCCACCGCCTGTATTAGCGGTGCCTGCAACGGCAACCGTTGAAGGCGGTTTTGCACCAGAACCGCCGCCACCTGATCCACCTGTTGACGCTGGAGTGCCATCGGTCGCGCCACCGCCACCGCCAGCATAGGTCACGGATGAACCAGAAATAGACGACGAGGTGCCAGCGCCACCATTACGCGTTGTTGCGGCTGCTGATGCTCCACCACCACCACCGCCGTCGCTGATGACAGCGGTAATGCCTAAACCATTAGAACCATTTGTTCCTTGAGCCGGACTAACGCTTGGCGTGTTGCCTGTGCCTCCAGTTCCATTGCTGCTACCAAGCGAGGCACCGCCGCCACCAGAGCCGCCATTAACGCCGTTTCCAGAAGATGCCGCGCCACCATTCCCGCCACCAGCAGAGGTGATAGTGCTAAATACAGAATTACTACCAGCAGCGGCGACGCTGCCACCAGCACCTACAGTAATGCTGTAATTTGTTCCTGCGGTTACGCTAAAGCCGGTTCCAGTACGAAAACCACCTGCTCCGCCGCCGCCGCCTGCGCCAGAATTTGGCGCGGCAGCACCACCACCGCCGCCGCCAGCGACAACAAGGTACTCAACCTGCGTCACGCCAGTCGGCGCAGTCCAGTTACCGGATGCGGTGAAGATTTTGTATTCCGTATAACCCGCTGCAATCTTGGCAGCGAGCAGCAGATTCATAATCCCCGACATGGTTTAGCTCACGTTGCCGGTGATGACGCAGACCGTACCAGATATAAACAATATGGTTGCCACACCGCGTGTCGCAAGGGTTACCGTCGCTTTATCCGCATCGGTTCCTGCGATATACGCCGTGGTAATAGAGCAAGTGATCGTGATGTTTCCCGTCGTGTTGTTGAACACCGACACCACATCACCTGCTGCAAACGTACTGTTGGGGATCGTAATGGAACCCGACGCACCGACGCCTACAAACTTACCAACGTCGCTGGTTGCCAGCGTGTAGCTCGTCGTCTTATCGCTGCCTGACTGTGGGACATTTCGATAACCCACCGCGTTTGTGCCATCAGCCGTGCAGTTGGACAGGTTGCCCGAGGTCGGCGTACCTAGCACCGGGGTAGTGAGTGAGGGGCTAGTGGATAGCACCACGCTACCCGTACCCGTGGAGGTCGTGACGCCCGTACCGCCGTTAGCAACCGGCAGCGTTCCAAAGACTTGCGTGGCGAGGTTGACGTTACCAATGACCTGCTTAAGCGAGCCGTTGGTGTCGAACGAACCGTCTGTCGTCCACGTATCGCCAACCTGCAACGTGACCTTGGCGATGGTTCGCAGGGTGCTGTTGTTGTTGTACGAAACGGTGACCGTAACCGCTGCCGTATCGCGGTTCTGGATCGTGATGGTTTTGATCGCACGGCGAGTGGACGATGCTGGAGCGGCTACCAGCGTGACGCTGTTGGTGCCGTTTAGCGCACCGTCAGTAGCGCCCTCGGTAAAGGCCGAGCCGGTGTTATCTGCCCACGCAGCCGTAAAGTCTGGGTTGGTCGTTGCCGCCGCCCCAGACATGGTGCAGACGATGGATTTGGTAGTTGCGTCGAGTACAAGTAATGCCATAGTGGTGTCCTACGAGATAAACCACGCATAGGCTTCACCACCGCCGCCACCGCCTGTGGCTGCAATCGTGATGCTTCCCGCGCCATTGGTGACAGAAATGCCGCTGCCGGCGGTCAAGGATGCAAGGGTATAGCCGGTGCCGTTGCCGATCAAAAGCTGGCCGTTGGTCGGTGCGCTGGTTGAGCCAGTACCGCCAAGATTGACCGCTACCGGAGCCGTCAGCGAAAACGTCGTGTTGGTCAGCGTCAGGCCGGTGCCAGCAGAATAAATCTGCGTGGCCGATACCTGCACAAAGTTGATGGCCGTGGTGCCGAACGTAATCGTGCCTTGGGTGTTGCAGACGTAGGTTTCGCCTGCACCCGTATCGCCCGAGGTAACGAAGAACGCATCGCCCTCGCCAAGGCCAGTAGGGCTTTTTAGAGCGTATGTATCAGCATCCGTCGCACGGGTCAGCACCCAAGGCGTAGAGCCATCGCCCACCGTCGTGACGGTGTATACGCCGTTCTCAAAGGCATTGGTCTGGCTGTAAATCAGGATGCGGTCGTTTACCGAGGCAACGATGCCATCAGGGGTAAAGGCGGCCAACGTTCCTGCGTTGGTAAGCGTAGCGCCGACACCAGAGGAGCCGTTGTTGTATGTCGCGTTGAGATTGCCCGTCGTGTTGGGAACCTCGTACTTAACCGGGGTGTGGTACGTGATGCCGCTTGCTACGAGAGCATCAACGTACTGCTTGGTCACCGCATCGCTATTAACGGTCGGTGAGGCCAGATTGGTGATCTTGGCCGACGACACATCCACCGAGCCTGTCCCGTTGGGGTCAAGGACGATGTTTCCGTCAGTATTGGTTGACGAAATCGTGTTGCCGTTGATGTTGAGGTTATCAACGTCAACTGCGGTAAAGGTGCCTGCTGCTGGGGTCGTACCACCAATGACGGTGTTGTTGATCGTGCCAGCGAGGATGTTGGCCGAGGTGATTGACGCCGCCGCTGCAACCAAATTGGTCGCCGTAACGTCCGTCACGATAGCCACAGCACCCGTCAGCGAGCCGATAGACGCGCCAGAGGCCGTGATGTTGGTAAAGACACCCGTAGTCGGGTTCGTCGCGCCAATGGTCGTGCCGTTAATCGACCCACCGGTAATGGCAACGCTGTTCGCGTTCTGGGTCGCCATTGTCCCGAGGCCGGTGATGTCGCCTGCGGGGATGGTGGCAACAGCGGTGAAGGCTGACGTACCTGACGCTTTAACGTATCCGGTAAGGGTAGTTGCGCCTGTACCGCCGTTGCCGACCGGAAGTGTACCCGTTACGCCCGTGGTAAGCGGCAGACCCGTTGCGTTGGTTAATACACCAGCGGTCGGGGTGCCGAGGTTGGCGTTGGAAAGCGTTTTGTTGGAAAGAGTCTGTGCGGTATCTAACGTAACCGCCTTTTCGGCTGGATACGCTACGAATACGTCCTTACTACCCACCGCAAACGGCACTTTGCTGCCGCTGTTGCTTGACGCCAGCACGGTGTTACGGGTCAGCGTTCCCGTGTTGTATGTGCCAATACCGACTTCCCACTCACCCGTCGCGTTATCAACGGCGGTGTAATAGGTTTCGTTACCGTTACCGATAACCGAAAACGGCACAAAGCCGGTGGACGTACCGCCCAACGTGAACGTGCCGATTCCGACCGTCGCTGTTGTCTCTTTGACGCGATCTTGGAGTACCAATGCCACGTTTTACTGTCTCGTCATGGGTGGTTGTGCCATCTGGACGGGCGGGGCGATTTCCACGCCTGCAGCGCGACCATCGGGGCCACGAACGATGCGCTTGGGAGCGGCAAGTTGGGCAAGAGCCGCACGGATGCCAGCCATGTTTTGCGCTTGCGTATCCATGAGGTTCTGATACAGCCCGACAAGCTGCTGCATGGTCGCCTGCACCGAGGTGCCGACATCCTGCGCCACGCGTTCGGTAACAGCCTGCTGCTGCTCCAACATCGGCACATCCATGCCGGGGTTGGCCGAGATACGAGCGACCATAATTTTCGTGGCGGCGTCGAGTTCGGCCTTGAACCGCTCCAACTGCTCTTTCTGCTGGAGTTCCTGCGCTTTAAGTTGCAATTCCAACTGCGCCTTTTGCTGCTCCATTTGCATTTCTGCTTGTGCTTTTTGTTGGTCGGCTTGCAGTTGGGCTTGCATAGCTTCTGCCTGCGGGTTGGGCTTTGGCTGCTGGGCGGCTGCCTTCAGCTGCTCCATTGCAACGTCAATCTGGCCCTCAATCGGGCGAGACGCCTTGAACGCCTGCACGCCAAATTTCATCAGTTCCATCATCACCGGCACCAACTCTGGCGATGCCTGACCAACCGGCAGAGCTTGTTGCAGGAAGCCACCAAAGGCTTGGATGAACTGCAACCGA